TAAGCCCGCAGTGGTAATGTTGCCACCGACGATGTTAGCAACAACAGTGGCGTTGCTGGTCACAGTCAAAGTACCAATATTGGCTGTACCTGTGGTAATAATGTTTCCACCTGTGATGTTGGCAGTGACAGTGGTGTTGCCTGTGATTGCAGCAGTACCAGTCACAGCCAGTGTACCAATATTGGCTGTACCTGTGGTGGTGATGTTGCTACCGGCGATGTTGCCGGTTGCACTGATAGCAGCAGTGTTTAATGTAGGCTGAATGTTTACCGAAGATTGTGATACTGTGACAACATTGGCAGTATTACCAATGTCAATAATAACATTACCGTTGAATGCCTGAACTTCAACTCGGCTGTTTCCATAGGCAATAAATGGACCAGCAGCTGATAGAACTCCTGTGAGTAGACTTCCGTTACCAATAAAATAGCTGGCATCAATATTTCCCAAAGAATCAAATCCGCCTGATCCCAAATAAAGGGTATTGAACCTCTGTGTTGGCGTGCCAAGATCATACGCATTATCAACTCTTGGCAAAATAGCAGTATTGACTTGAATTTTGCCAATACCCGAAGGCGACAGCACTAGATTTGCATTTGTTACAGTTGTTGAAACTGTGTTGTTAGCAATGGCTATATTGCTACCTACCGGCCCAGCGGCGTATATTTCTGTGAAATTGTCATTGGTTTTGATAAACGCAGTACGTAATGGATCACCATTGCCGTTATCAGCTTGACTTCCAATGTTAATAATTTGTTGTGACATATTTTTAGCTCTCTGCCATATTTAGCGAGAACTAAAATTTGATATTTCTAGGTCACTCTTGTGGTGATGACAAACGATCCAGTGTCGGAATTTATGGTAAAAGCTCCCTCTTGTGCTACAAAATCAGCAGCAGTGGTAGATGAATGGTTGATAGTCCAATACAACGTGGTACCGTTGGAGACTGCGGTGGTGGTAACAGTGACCGTGGTATTACCGCCCTCGATGATTGTTCCAGCATATCCACTCACAGCATAAGTTGCTCCACCTTGGCCAAGTGAAGTATCTCCAATTGACACTGTGCCACTGGTGCCAATCACTGTGCCACTGGTGCTGTTTAATCGCAGCTGAATTTGAAAAGTCTCTACGCCTTCGGTGAGTAAATCGGCCACGGGATCAATGGCAAAACCACCACGATCGTTTTCAATTAAAATCGTTCCTGATGGACTTGAAAAATCAAGGCCAGCGGTGGTAGCATGTAAAATAGTCCAATATATCAGGGTATTGGTGGGAACTTTGGCAGTCATTACATCAAAAAATCCATCAGCCCCGCCGCCTTCGTTGATAATAGCGGGTTTACGAGAGAATCCTGCAACCGGTCCGGCAAGATTGTCATTGTAGTAGTCGGGGGTTTGATACAGTACTTTGGGTGAACCGCCCTCAAGGCTCTCATAATCATTCCAATTGCCGTCGATTGGGGTTGTTGATTCTGCCCCGTAATAAAAATCACTATTGCTAGGAACCGTCAAAGTTGCTAACCAAGATTTTACATCTTGCCAGCCCCAGGTACGATTGTACTCCAGTATACAGGCGATGAATCCTGTGGCCCCTGGACAGGCAGCACTGGTACCACGAAAACCCACATCTGTGGCTGGTTGAGTAAGGCCAGTGTAGGTGTCTGCTCTTGGACCAACATAAAAGTCAGATCCATAAGCATGATTTGCTGCCAGTGTCTGGTCACCTGCAAAATATGCGTCAATATCGTTGCCTCGGTCGCTATAATAAGCTTTGAGTTCCTTGTTGTCACGGAAAGTATCGTCAAGAGCTCCAATGTTTATAACTGGATACACTCTATTGCCACTGCCATCAACATAGGCTCCGCCTTGTTGTGGGAATCCTCTGCGATTTACAGTTCCATACACATCAACACCAAATTCAGTAAATGCCGAATTTATTAGGCTACCACCGTTGGTTGTGGTAACATAGTTGTTGTAGTCAGGGTGCGATGATACCACTTGTTTTTGATTGCTGTTTCCGGCCGCGACCACAACAATCACACCGGCCTGTATAAGTTCATCCAGTGCTGTGGTATAAGAATTAGGTTTCATTTCTGACTTCCATCGACCAATATCGCCCGTCTCGCCCATATGGCTTAGCCAGGGAATACCACTCTCTGAGTTATAAGGGGTATTAATAGTTGATCTATGAGTGTAATACCAGGTTGAACCGGAAGGATCTTTGTTGGCTCGAAAACCCCAACTGTTGGACATAATAGTTGGATTTTTATTACCGTACAGCGGATTGACGGGCTTGGCCTGATGAAAAATTTTAACTATATCAAACCCTTGTTCAAAGCCAGTGCTGTTTTGACCATAAAAATTAAAACTCCATTTGTTGGAATTATAAGCCCATCCTTGTGTACGACCAAACGTCAATGCCATGCACGGAGTAGCATGTATCCCGATTGCATCTGGCGGCTTGACAGTGTTACTGCCGTTGCAGATCTGTCTAGTGTAGGAAGATCCAATGTTCACATTGCCAAATGCGGCAAATGCAGGCGATCGTTGACTTGTATCGTCCCACCAGGCCCGAGCAAAAGATTCCACGGGCACCTTGGTACCGTCCCAGCGTGTGATTAATCGTGTTCCTGGGCTGAGATCAAACCATTCTGGATCTAGATAATAAGGTGCATCCAACACCAAATCAAGTACATCACACTTGCCGTTCCCGGGCAATCTATTGCCACCAGCATATCCATTTGGTTTTTCAATTTCTGATTGATCAACTGTGGATATAGGATCGTTGTAAAACTCTGGATGTCCATGCCACCCGCCACCATCATCAGCTACAATCACATCTACATGTTTGCCTGTGCCATACACGCTTACATTTGTAGATATAGTGGTATCAGGAGAAACAGCACTTTGCTTCCAGGTCTCTGCAAATTGTCGATGTCGTATAACTCCATACCCCATTCTATTGGCATCGGCATTTGTGGCCGGATCAGGCAATCCGCTAGGTGTGCGAATGCCTTTTTTGGCTGATGCCCATCTATTAACTGCGGCCACAGGGACGCAATGAAGTTCGTCTGGAGGCGGTTGGTATGTTTCTGGATAACTTTTGTAGTCAATGTTGATCCACTTTACTCGAGGATCATTTTTGAGTATATCTGCTTCGTCTTGAGTCAAGAGATAGGTACCCCGAGTGGCACTGTGCATCAGTTCATCCACACAGATCACCGCACGTTGAGGCACAAAGTTTGATGTAGTAGCAGTAGAAACTAACTCAAGATTTAATGTATCCCATTGAGATTCGGAGTATGTGCCCAACTGAAAAAATTTTTCTTCCATGATCTACTCCGTTATGTCAAGGGTTTGGTGGGTTATTTTGAATATTTTGAATATTTATAGTGTCGGTGGTGGACACCACTACCCCGGATGTGCCACCATATCTAACATTGACTCTAAATGCCTTGTCTAAGGCCGGTGCTGACAACGCTGAAAGATCAACATTACGACGTTGGATTGTAGGTCTTGGATACATAGCACCGCTGGCAGGTCTTAACCAAGATCTTGCCTGTGGCCAAGGATTTCCGGTGGGCGGTCGATCAGGGTAGTAGGTTGCCACTTGATTGGGAGCACCGCGCAGGCTAAGCACGGGATTATTGGGCGGACATTGAATGTTGGCGTCAAACATTACCCCGTTGTTGGCAAAGTTTTTGATGTATGTTCGTGCTTCCATCTGTGTGGCATTTGGATATTGTTCCATCATACAGGCTATCAACCCAGCGGTTTGGGGACTGGCCATGCTGGTCCCGCTTAATTTGTTTAGATAATAGTTGGCATTTCTGGGATCCGGAACTCCGTTGTTGTATGCACTCATAATCTGAGTGCCTGGACTGCAGATATCACAGGCACTGCCCACACTGGATCCGCCATCTACTGCTTCGTTAGTCTCTGTGCCAATGTTTACAGTGACCATGACTTTTTTCCAGTTATTGGTATTTGGAGTGCCAGTGGCTGCAAATGCCGGTGTTGGCAATCTATATGGATATTTGGTTTCGTACAAGGGTATAAGATTAAGAAATATAGTATATAAAAAATTATTTGTATTGTTGTAGTCTGGATGGTCGCTGTTCATGCCAGCTGTATCCCAATTATTTCCGGCAGCCGCACACCAAATGATACCTTCATTGGCGTTCATACTGTCAACAATTGCCTCAGCCATTGCGGTATTTTGCCCAGTGGAAAAAATCAAAGCTATCTGATATAGATTGTAATATTCAGGGTATAAGTTAAAACCATTGTTTAAAAATGTCTGCGCCGACCACTTACCGTTATATATTGCCTGTAGCTCAGTTTGTCCAGCAGGGGCAGATGCAGGATAACTGGTAGCGATCCCTCGATAATTTATTTCGCTGACATTGGGAAATCTAGTGTCCTGGGTTGGCCCAACCAAGTAATTGTTATAAAGCCCAAAACTCATGTTTACCACAGTGGGATTTTTTCTACCAGTGGCAGGATTGATTCCTTTGATGTTGTTGTGCCAGTATCTGATGTAGGCCACCAGTTGTGCTGCTGTTGGGGTGGTCACCCCGTTGGTCTGTTCACCATAGGGACTGATGTTGTAGATGGTGGAGTCTCTAGCCCATCCCTGTGTGTTTCCGGCCATGATTCCGCCTACATGTATGCCATGCCCGTTGTTGCCTTCGCTGCCAGCAGAATAATTGTAAACACCAGCCTCCTGGCCAGTGACCTGAGGATTGTAGGCCCACCAGTTGATTTGATTTACCCGACTTCCGCCAGTTCCATCAACGTTGAGTGAAAATTCTGGATGTCCAGGTACATTGATATTTCCATCAAATACCACAACATCAACATTTTTACCAGTGCTGGTGGTGACGATTTGTGCTGTTTGATTGGCAGTACCATTGCTGCCCCATCCGGAAATCTGTGCTCGATTGGCTGACCGCAACAATCCCCAGTTCTTCATCTGTGAAGTTACAACACCACTTTTATCCCATGCGTCAGAATACTCATACCCAAACGGTCTAGGTTTGATGCCCGATACTTCAGGATGTGCTTCAACTGCCATTACCCTAGGATCTAATTCTAGCCGTGCTGCTTCTATTGTTGACAACAGATAGGTAGTACTACGAAGGGTTGGCATGCGTTCGGCACATTCAACCACTCGCTCAGGACCATATCCACGAGACCCTGCACTTTCCATTTCATCATAAAAATTGTCTTGCTCATCTAAATTTTGAAGAGTCACAACATATCTAACACGGTCTTCAATGTCTAATATTGGCAATTCTTGATACCCAAGATACTGTCGAGCATGTGACAACAGTGCAACTGGATCTGGATTTTCTCCCAGCTCTTGTAATACCCTTGCTGATGCATCACTGTTGATGTTGATGGCCATGTTAAGTTTCTAATCCAAGATAAGTGAATGTCGCTGTGATCGTACGAGTGGTGCCACTGAGATTTGTCACTGCAATAGGAATAGTGTTGCTAACCGGATTCTCATCATTGAACCCAATAGTTGCTGGACTCATCAACACAATATTTGCACCAGTGGTAATTACTTCGGCGATGACACCTGCGCCAGGTTGAGGATCTGTTGTTTGGCTTCGTGTAGCGTCGGCTACTCTTGCTGCAGTATTGGTATACACTCTAATCCAACTTCCTGCGTTGGTAGTAATTTTGTAGATAGTGTAGCCTTTGGCCAATGTCACTGATCCAGTAAAATAAGCAGCATTAGCAATACTCGAAGTAGTGATAGCAACATTGGCACGATTGCCAGTACCCCCACCACCACCGGTGACTACACCAGTTAAAAATGCACCATTGCCCAACACGTATGTTCCTGCAACGTTGCCGATGGCGTTGACATTTCCGGTATTGACATTACCTGTGACATTGGCGTTTGCCGAAGCTGATACCAGCCCTGAAAATGAAGCAGTGGTGCTGTTGATATTTGTAGTGACTATGTTGGAAGCGATTACAGTTGTTAATGCTCCATATGGAGCAGTCACAGCATTACTGGCCACAACATTGTATGTTGACAACTGCGTGGGTGTAAAAGTAGACGCACCAACAGCAATTTGAGTAGCTACATTTAACAATGTTGAGGTAATCGTACCTACAGTAGTTAAATTTCCGCCTGTAATGTTTCCATTGGCTACGATAGAGCCACTGGCAATCATACTAGCACCAAGTATATTACCGGTGGCTGCTACATTGCCACCGGTGCTAATTCGTCCTATAAATGTTTGTTGTCCAGTTCCGGTTGCATTGATATTACCGGTTATATTGACAGTGATTCCATCAATTAATTGTGTAACCGTAGTACCAACTCGATTCCAGGCATTGGCAGTACTGTTGTATTGATAAGTGATATTTCCAACATTGGCTTGTTGACCGTTGGTTGGACTTGTAGGAAAAAACGCCATTAATACCTCCCAACAGCAATGTCAATTACTTGAATGCTGTCATCTTTGATTACTTCAAGACTTTTACCAATCACACAACCAGGAACCCAACGGTCAGAATCAACCATCTGCCCCACGCCTGGAGTGTTGCTGGTAGTAATTAAATCTCCTTTGGCAATGGGACCTTGCACCTTACATGGTACTCGTCCGGTCAACGCCAATGGTACTCCAGAAGTTTTAGTATTCATTAGATAAGCCGGGTTAGTAGAAACCACTCCTGCTACTCTAGGATCATGATCATGTCTGGTTGTTGTAACATCTTTGACACCAAAGAATATCAGCACAGCGCCTGGTTCATAATCATCGTCTGCTTCGTAAATTTCAGCCAAGTCAGCATACAACGCCGATGTTGATGTGGCAAAAACTCTGTTAAAATAATTTGATGCATTACCAATATTGCCAACACCAGTGGCATTTTGATTTACAATGTTTCCAACTTGAAATCCATTGGTGGTAAAAGATGCCATTGTAGTTCCTGCTACATTGGCTTGAATAGATCCGCTGGCAGTTACTACTTTAACTAAGCTAGTGCCTAACACAATTTCTGCTGGAGCAGCAGTTTGAATACCACTCAACAATGCACCATTACCTAAAACGTATGCTCCGCTGATATTACCAGTTGCTGTTGTTTCAGCACAAGAAACTACGTTTGCAGTAATTGATCCGTTGGTATCACGTTGCACCACTGTGTTTGCCACAGTAGAAGTTGTAGAAGGCGGGGTAGCAATACCTGTGATATCAACCCATTGATCGCTGTCACCGTCATCAACATATTGATAGACAATTCCGTTGGTGGTATTGAACCAAAAGTCTCCAGCAGTTGATCCAGCTGGAGTTGTGTTTTGTGCATCAAATGTTACTGTTCCACCACTGGCAAATGGAACGCCGTTGGCAAAATAATAGTTGTTGGTTAAAATGTTTCCTGTGGTAATGTTGCCAGGAAGAATCGCACCACTACTGGTGAGCAACATTACATTGGCTACACCAGAAACATCCATTTGAATATTACCCGAAATATTAGGCAAGTCAACTTTGGAAGTACCGCTTTGAATACGATTAGCTGATGCATTGGCAGCCGGAAAATTGGTTAATCCTGATCCATCACCAATAAATGTGCCAGTGGTAATAAAATTACCCACCGAGGTAATGCTGTTACTTGTGATATTGTTTGCTGTGATATTGGCTGTGGGAAATGAAACAATACCAGAAACAGACAGATTTGCTGATATAACATTACCTGAAACATTGACTGTGCCCGTGGTAATGTTGACATTGGTATTTCCCAGGGTGGTAATTTCATAATTGCCAGAAACACGCTTTACAGTAGTCATCTACTAATCCTTTTGATTATTTATGTTATCTAAGAACACTGCAATGTCCTGATGTTTGAGGTTTTTTATGCCATCTAACTCTGGGTGTTTCTGGGTAGTTGGGCCACATACCCTGACCCAGGAAATCATGGGAAAATCTGTGGCCACAGTGCGTATTTGTTTGATCCAATTTCCGGTAAATGTGGGAAGATCGCCGATGCGCTTGTAGAATTCTGTGCCTGCGTAGACATTATTAAACTTGCCATCTGTGTTTGGGCCCATGTCATACCCTATGAGATAAATGGTATCGTGCCCATCTTCAGCGGCAATACTGGCACACACAGGACCTGAGCTGTATCCATAGTATTTTTTAGAAATCTGATGTGCTCCACGTCCTGGAATGCAGCGACGGGTATAAAATCTTTTTCTGGCACTGTATCCCGATTCTTGAATACGTGTGCTTATGGGTTGATCGGTTGCTATTAAAACATCTGGCTCATATTCTTTGTACAAGGCATTGCATCCGTAGATCGGGCTATGCTCCCTCAATCGTGATAAATCAAGTACCTGCCGGCTAACGCCATTCCCCAAACAAAATGCAGTAGTCATAAAAAAATCCTCCCTGTATGTATTCCAGGGAGGATGGGGGAGCAAGCTAAAATCAGCTAGTCCATTTTTCAAGTTGACCCGGAATAACTGTAGTACTAGCAGTACCAGACTTAATAACAGTTCCCTCATCAGTGAAGAAGTTAGATGCATAACGAACATCACTGGTAATGTCAGATTGTGTGTATCCGTTGCCACCAGTCCAGTCCAGTAACCACTTATTGGTTAATTTGCTGATGTAAGTGACTGTCGAATCTCCCACTGAGAATCCAATGGCCATGAGACCAGCGGCCGGGGTTGAATCATTGTCTAACACACAGACACCAACTTCTTGACAAGTGCCTGAGGTTGCTGCTGCTGACGCTACTGTGACTTGGAAAATTG